GGGCAGCTTCCGGAACCGATCCCGGACACAGATATGTGGTGGATCGGAACCATGCAGGCCTACAGCTTGACGTCAATGGTGATTGGAGCCTCGGAAGGCAGACGCGGCCCGGATGGACGCATCGTGATCACCAGCGGTTTTCTCTCCGAAATCCCTCAGTATGTAACGAAAATCAATGCGAGGCAGCATTACGCAATAGTTGAGCTGCCTGTAGGCGGGACGGTGCACAGGCTTCGGTTTGGCATCACCGTCAGGTAGGGCAAGATTTTAGGCTTTTCAGCCTCACAAGTCCCTCCTGCTTCCCGGAGCAAATTCCGGGCAATCAGTCCGAGCGGCGCGGCGGTTTGATCATTCGCCCCGCGCCAAACGGACGATCATCACGGTAGCAGCGCAACCACGGCGATGACCGTTCGTGGATGGCGAAGCTATACCAGCGGGGCAAGCGCACAAAAGCGCCTACGGGGGCCATACCCCATTGCCCCGACTATGCCTCCCGACTGGCGGGGGCGCGGCCTTTGGTTTCTTCTCCGCGCCCCCAATCCCCATCACATTGACCACTCTCACCGGATCACGGTGTTTTACTTACACAACCGACCATGGCACTGGAGGTGTCGCAAGATGATTGAATGCACAACGAGTATCAACTTGGAGCTGTTTGATAAGTTCGACCCTAAGAAGGGTCTGTGCAAGATTAAGATCTCTTCAAAAGAGATCTATCTGCTGGATCCAGCTGGGGAGCTTAATGGCAGCGCTTATTCCATTTGGCTCAGCAAAGACCGCACCCGCCTCGCGATGGTTGCCGAGGATGGCGGTTTTCCTGTTGCGGCAAAAGGAAAAAACAACGCGACCAAGTTCGTCAGCTGCCCGGTCGTATGCCGATCGATCGCCGCGTCCGGAATCGAGCTTCCTGTGACGGTCGAGATGTCATACGACGAACAGCATAAAGCCTGGCTGGCGATCCTACAAAAAGGGAAAGCCGGAAAGGCACAACAGGGTTCCTGATGCCGCTGACGCATCGATCATATTGCAGAAAGGAGGGATATGCAGAACGTAAAACCCGACCGAATCTATAACGCGGACTGCGCACGACTGATGTCAAAAATCAGGAGCCAGTCCGTTGATCTTATTTTGACGGATCCGCCTTACGGGATCTGTTACCGATCGAAAAGCCGCCGCTTAAGCAGGCAAACAGTGGCCGGTGACGAAGCTCCCTATATCTGGTGGCTCAAGGAGGCTGACCGCATCCTCAAGGATGATGGCAGCCTGCTTTGTTTTACACGCTGGGACGTGCTTGGCGCATGGCATACCGCGATCGAATACGCCGGGCTGCGGGTACGCTCATGCATCGTCTGGGACAAGGGCGTACACGGCATGGGCAACACCAAGGCTGCGTTCGCTCCCCAGCACGAGCTTTGCCTCTTTGCCACGAAGCATGACTTCGAGTTTAAAAGCGGTCGGCCCACGGATGTGATCCGCGTCGGCAAGCTCGCATCGTCAGAGATGATCCACCCGACGCAAAAACCGGTCGAATTGTTCGAGCGGCTGATTAGCGTTACGACGCTGCCCGGCGCGATGGTCGTGGATCCATTTGCCGGGAGCGGCACGACAGCGATCGCGGCCATCAACACAGGCCGCCATTATATCTGCAGCGAGATTGATCACACGCACTTCACAGCTTCCTGCAGGAGGGTGTTTAACCGTCTGAAGGAGCTGCAAGAGGTGGATTGCTATGGCGTGTGATACGGCGAGTAAGAAAGGAAAGCCGCGATGATCTACGATTATTGGCTGCCCGTCGGAATCTGCAAGCTGCTTGGCCATAAGTGGCGTGACATATCTCAATTGGATTACGACTGCAAGGACGGTATAAAGTTCGTTCGCACCATTCATCAGCGCCACTGTGACCGTTGCGGTGCTGACGAGATCATCGGATACACACCATGGGAGGAAGAAAAAAGAGACGCCTTAGCGCCAAAGGAGAGCGAGCCGCGCACAGGCTCGCAGTAAATTTGAGGGGCATTTACGCCCTGACCTACGAACACGCCCCTGATAACGCCTAATAACGCGTTGTCAGGCGTTATTTGACCCATTTTCAACAGGAGGGAGCGGACGAGCACGGCTATGGCACCAACAACACAAAACATGACCGGTTTCGAGCTTGGCTCTCTGCTCGCTCCGGATGGCATCAGCGACGTTCGATTCATCAAAGCGCGCGATTCATTTTGGGAGTACTGCAAGATCATCAATCCGAAGTTCTACCGCGACGATCGCCCGTACCTGAGAGAGCTTGGCGAGGATCTGCAGGCGTTCTATGAACGGCGGCTGATCAACCCGAAAACGAAGGAAGCCTACCGGAAGTTCATGATGAACCTGCCACCCAGGCATGGCAAGAGCTACATCCTGACGCTCTTCTGCCAATGGGTATTCGGGCGCAACTTCCTTGAGCAGATCATTACGGTCAGCTATAACGAAACGCTGAGCGGACGGTTTGCCAGAAACGTACGCGACGGCATCGATGCGACGAAGGCGGATGATAAGATCACCATCTTCCGAGATATGTTTCCGACCGTACAGATCAAGTTCGGCGACGCTGCCACGCAGATGTGGGCACTGGAAGGGAGCTTCTTTTCCTACCTTGCCGCAGGCTTTGGCGGAACGATCACCGGTATCGGCTGCTCGATCGGCATCATCGACGATCCGATCAAGAGCGCCAAAGAAGCATACAACGACCGCGTGCTTGAGGAGCAGTGGTCTTGGTACTGCGATACTTTCCTATCGCGTCTCGAAGAGGGCGCGCTGCAGATCGTAAACATGACCAGATGGTCGACCAAAGATCTGTGCGGGCACCTGCTGGATGCCGAGGCGGATGATTGGTACGTTTTCAAACGTCAGGCATACAACGAGGAAACCGGCCAGATGCTCTGCCCCTCGCTGCTGAGCTACGCATCCTATCAGGATAAAGCGCGCAAGACGTCGGCCCCGATCATGAACGCCAACTACCAGCAGACGCCGGTTGATATTGAGGGCAGGCTGTATCCTTCGTTTCAGGTCTATACGGCGCTGCCCAAGTTCGAGCGGGTCATATCCTACACGGATACCGCAGACGAAGGAACCGACTACCTCTGCAGCATAGTCGCCGGGCAGGCGGAAGGCCGGGCCTATGCGCTGGATGTCATTTATACTCCTAAACCCATGGAGGTTACCGAACCGCTCGTTGCGAAGCAGCTCTTCTTGAACAAGGTCGGGTATGCCCGCATCGAAAGCAATAACGGCGGCAGAGGGTTTGCCCGGAAGGTGCAGGATCTGCTCTGGCAAACGCATAAGACGCGAAAGCCGCATATCGAGTGGTTCCACCAAGGTGAGAACAAAAAGGCGAGGATCCTCACGAACTGCAGTTCGGTGATGAACGACTTCCTTATGCCATTGGATTGGGAATCGCGTTGGCCGGAATTCGCTGTAGCGATGCAAACATATCAGGCTGCCGGGAAGAACCCGCACGACGACGCGCCGGATGCCGCTACGGGCATCATTGAAACCATGGAAATTAACCCGAAACGACGGCTCAAGACCATGAGCAAAGCGTTGCTGGGATTGTGAGGTGAATAACGTGTACCGGATGGATCCCACGCTTACCATGACGCCGGAGCGCATGAGCGCGTACATTCTGGACTTCAAAAAGCGCGAGCTGCCGCGTTTGAATAAGCTTTACAAGTACTATATCGGCGACCAGAAGATTCTGCGCCGATCGGGGCCGTACGGAAAGCCGAACAACAAGGTTGCTCACCCGTTCGGCAATTACATCGTCGACATCAACGTCGGGTACTTCCTCGGCGAAGCGATCACGTACAACAGTTCGACGCCGTCCGATGAGAACGATGAAGGCAAGAAACTCAATTTGTTCCAGAAAACTGCAAAAGCGGTGCGCGATGTTATTCGGAAAAGCGCTGAAGCGCTCGGCCTCGGCCTGCTGCCCCGTCTGTTGGCGATCAATGCCTACAACGACGAGGCGGCCACCAACGCAGAGCTGGGCACCGACGCCGGGATCTATGGCATGGCGCGTGAGCTGCTCTATCTTGACGAAGACGCTGAGATTCGCTTTACGCCGCTGGATCCGCGCACGGTGATACCGATTTTCGACAATACGGTTGAGAATCGGTTATTGTACGGCATTCGGTATTGGGACGATCAAGATATCCTGTCGAAGGCAAAAACAGAGTATGCTACAGTCTATTCTCGCACAGATGAAACGACGTACCGAAAAGAGCAAACTGGAAGATGGGCGCTCCTTGGCGAACCGAAACCCCATTACTGGGGAGAAGTGCCAATCAACCTTTTCTCAAACAACAGGATGGAAATTGGCGACTTCGAGCTGGTTATTACGCAGATCGACGCTTACGACTCTATTCAGTCCGACACCGTGAACGACGTTGAAGCCTTTGCGGACGCATATCTCGCCTTGATCGGGTTCCAAGAGATTGATACGGGAGACGATGAAAACGCGGACGACTCGGCGGAGAAACAGATCCGGGCGATGAAGGACAACCGCGTGCTGCTGCTGGGTGAAGGTGGCGACGCGAAATGGCTTACGAAGAACGTCAACGATACATATCTGGAAAACCTGAAAGACCGCACGACAGCGGACATTCACAAGTTTTCGAAAACCCCGGCGCTGACGGATCAGGATTTCGCGGCAAACGCTTCCGGCGTTGCCATCCGGTATAAGCTCATGGGCCTTGAGGCTATGGCGGCAAAAAAGGAGCGCGCTTTCCGAAAAGGCCTGCAGCGGCGCATCGAGCTGATCTGCAACATGCTTGCGGTCAAAGGCACAAAATTCGATTACACCGAAATCGGTATGTCCTTCAAGCGGAACGTTCCGGCCAACCTGACCGAAATCGCCGATGCGCTGACGAAGGTCGGGCACATCCTGAGCAAAGAGACGCAAGTCGGGCTGCTGCCTGTCGACACGACATACGCCGAAGAGCGCGAACGCATGATAAGCGAAGCGGAGGATGGTTACTCGGTACCCGCCGACGAGGGGGAATAAATCATGGCTGGTACCTATTGGGAAGAGTTGGCTGAAAAAGCCGAGGCTGCCGCTCAGCGAGTGGCCGCCGATCGTATGAAATACGTTCGGCAGGTATATCGTGAGGCGCAATCCACGATCAAGACCTCCGTGGACGCGCTCTATGCGCAGATCCTCGATAAGGGTGCCGAGAGCGTCACGCGTACGCAGCTGTGGCAGTATTCCAAGTATCAGTCACTGCTTCGGCAATTCGAAGATTCGGTTGGTACGATACGCAGCGCGCAGAACGAGGCGGCGGAAGCGGCGATCCGAAAGGTATATACCGATACGATTGGAACGTCGCTGGACGCGCTCATGGGCAAAGGACGCTGGTCGTATCCGACGCAAACGATGCTGGATCGCTATCTCGTAACGCCTTGGTCTGGGGAGCGATACAGCACGCGGATCTGGAAAAACGCCGAAAAGTTGACATCAGACTTGCGCAAGCACATGGAGGATCTGCTCGTACTGGGAAAATCGCCCGGTGCGGTCAAAAAGCAACTGATGAAAGACTTCGGGGTCAGCTATGAGATCGCCGACCGCCTCGTCATGACCGAAACCAGCAACGCCTACAACACCGCTGCCATGGATTCCTATCGGAAGGCTGGCGTTAAGCAGGTGAAGTGGGTGATCGGCCCGGCTGAGGGCCTGTGCGAAAGATGCCGCACCTACGCGTATGAAAACGGAGGCGTCTATGACATCGACGACGCACCGCACATACCCGTACACCCGCGCTGCAGATGCAGATGGGTTGCCGTGGTTGATGTCGAAGGCCGTACCCGGAAGATTCGAGATCAAATGCTCCAAGGCCTGCAGTCCGAAGGCTATACAAACGGCGATGTCGCTGGTATAATAAGCAACGCGAAGCACGCGTCCGCGTCTCCCACTTTCCTGAACAAGTCTGATCAGCTCTATAAAAACGCTGAGAGGATCAAGCCTGTTCGTGGATTCGAAGATGTAATCGTTCACGGCGACGAAGCCGGTTTTGTATTCCGGGATGCAAACGGCGTCGACAGCAATCTGTCGGTTATCGAATTTGCCCAGATCCTGCGTGATACGCCGAGCTATCAAAGCGGAAATATCCGATTGGTAGCCTGCGATACCGGATCTCCCAACGCAGTAACCGCACAGGCGCTGGCGAACGAAATGCAGGTGAAGGTGCTTGCGCCATCTAAAACGGTTTTCGTGGACTGGGACGGAAATATGATCATTGCCGGAAGCCGAGAAGATGCTATCAACGGAACAAACCTCGGTAAATGGGTAGAATTCAAACCACAAAGGAGGTGAGCAACATGCAAAAAAAGTACCCTTGGATTTACATCGAGAATTACGACGAATTGTCTCCCGGCAAGCGATATCCGTCTATGCGGGATTCATTCGCTGCGCAACCGTATCCTGAGCAGACGCGTGTTGCCGCCTACCTGAGAAACGGTACGAGCTTCATGGCATCGGTCGCGCTGCCGCGAGATGTAATCACCGGCAAACGCTTTCCGGGCGAAACACTGGTCATGCACGACGGTAAGTATTGCTGGTCGACAGATCTGGTGTATTACGTCGAAAAGTACAACCTACGGCTGCCCGTTGAGATCGAGCAGCACATTCTCAAAAAAGCGGGCTGAATATCCGCTAAACACTAACGACTAAAAGGCTGCCCCGAAAGGGGTGCCTTTTTTAGTTTGCCGA